CCGTGTTCGGTGATGAGGAGGTAGTACACTGATGACATTCGTAAAGTTACACCAGCAATGTGAGGACTGTGGTTCTAGTGATGCGTTGTCCTACAATGAGGATGGGTCTAGCTACTGTTTTGCTTGTGCTAAGTTTACCCCCTCACCAGAAGCCACAGGAGGCTCTGTGAGCAACATTAAGGAACGAGTAGTACCAGCGGCAGGGTTCGACAAAGCTGCCTTTACAGAGCCATACAGAGGCTTTCAGGACAGGGGGCTGACAGCTACCACCATGTCTGCGTACTCTGCACAGCAGAAAGCAGGTAACATTCTGTTTGGTTATCATGATCCGCAGGGTGAGTTAGTGGCGGTGAAGACTAGGTATCCTGACAAGCAGTTCAAGATTGGTGGGGATTGGAAGAAGGCTGGGTTGTATGGTCAGCACCTGTTCCCTACTGGTGGTCAATACATAACCGTAGTGGAGGGAGAGTTCGATGCGCTGGCATCCTATCAAATGTTCGGTGGTAAGTATCCTGTTGTGTCTATTCGTAATGGTGCCCAAGGTGCTGCTGCTGACTGCCGCAGAGCCTATGACTTCCTTGACCAGTACGACCACATCATATTCTGCTTTGACAACGACGATCACGGCAGGTCGGCTGCTCTAGAGTGTGCTGATATCTTTGGTGGTAAAGCTAGGATCTTCCATCATGGTGAGCACAAGGATGCATCTGATTACCTAGTCAACGGTGACAAGGAAGACTTTGTTAAGCGGTGGTGGGCAGCGAAGACGTACACACCTGATGGTATGGTGATGCTGGGTTCTCTGCGTGAATCGCTGAAGAAACCATTGGAAGAAGCAGAAGTACGCTACCCATACAAGGGACTAGATGACATGACGTTTGGGATCAGACCGACTGAGCTAGTCACCATCTGTGCTGGCTCTGGTCTGGGTAAGTCTACGTTCATGCGTGAGCTAGTCTTCTCCATACTCAGTCAGACCAACGACAGGGTAGGGCTGGCGTTCCTTGAAGAGACACCTGATCGTACTGCTCGTGGTCTGGTGGGACTACAGATCAACAAGCCGATACACCTACCGGGCTGTGACTACTCACCATCAGAAGTAGACAGGGTATTCGACAGCCTCAACCTTGATGATCGTGTGGTACTGTGGGATACGTTTGGTTCCAACAAGATAGAGAACGTACTGGCACGGTTCAGATACCAGATCAAGGTACTAGGTGTGCAGTACATTGTGCTTGATCACATATCCATACTGGTATCAGATCAGGACAACGGTGATGAGCGCAAGGCTATTGACGAGATCATGACTAAGCTACGTATGTTCTGTCAGGAGATGCGTGTGTCCATGTTCATCGTGTCACACCTGCGTAGACCTGAAGGCAAGGGACATGAGGACGGTGCATACACCAGCCTTGGTCAGTTGCGTGGCAGTGCAGCTATTGCACAACTGAGTGACATTGTGTTAGGATTAGAACGTAACGCACAAGCAGAAGATCCTATGGTACGTAACACCACCAACGTGCGTGTACTGAAGAACAGGTTCAGCGGTATGACAGGACCAGCCACATCGCTGATGTACAACAAGGACACGGGGAGACTATCAGAGGTATTTGAATGAGGTGTGTTGCTTGCGATAAGATAATGACAGACTATGAACTAACCAAGAAGTTCAGCAACAGTGGTGAGTTCGTTGATATGTGTAACGAGTGTAGTCGGTTCCTTGCTGATGATGACTTGATAGCAGTGGGCAACATGGACTATGCTACCCTTAGTGATCTGGAGGAGATTAAAGATGTCGAAGATGGGTCGTTGGATTATGGAGCAGGAGGAGAATATGGAGAGGAGGACGATTGGTCATGAACTTTCAGAAAGACAGCAGCGTGATCTCGCCTACTACGAATACTCTCTTTTTGGATATAGAGACAGATGGTTTGAATCCAACCAAGATACACTGTGTAGTTACAAAGAGATCAAACGAGGGGCACTTGACCCACTTATCTAGAAGGAGTTTGATGGATGAACTGGCAAAAGGTGGACATGTTTGTGGTCATAATATTATTGGCTACGATCTTCCTGTTTTGTACAGGCTATGGGGTGTACGTATTCCTCAGCACAGAGTTGTGGACACGTTGGTTCTTTCTCGCCTCTTTCATCCCGATCTGGACGGTGGTCACAGCCTCGCTGCTTGGGGAACTAGGCTTGGATTTCCTAAAGGAGAACATGAGGATTGGGAAGAACTATCTGAAGAGATGGTGGCGTACTGTAAAAGAGATGTGGATGTCACTCACAGATTACACGATGCGTTGATGGCACAGATGCAGATGTTTGGTTTTACTAAGCACTGCGTTGACCTTGAGCACAGCGTTGCGTTTATCTGTAGGGATCAGGAAGAGAACGGCTTTGAGTTTGACAAGGCAGGTGCAATAGAACTGTATGAAGAACTCACTACCCGTATGAACAGGATAGAGAATGATTTACAACGTGTGTTCCCACCCATAGTAGAGGAGAGGATCAGTGATAAAACACAGAAGAGACTCAAGGACAAAGTTACGGTATTCAACGTCGGTAGTAGACAACAAATTGCAGAGCGGCTTGCTAGTAAGGGCGCTGTGTGGAAGGAACTCACTCCCGCAGGAAAACCTAAAGTCGATGAGAGTACACTCAAGAAGCAGACTCACATTCCCGAGGCAAAGATTATTCTCCGTTACCTTCTCTGCCAGAAACGCGCATCGCATGTTGACTCGTGGATTAAAGCAGTTGGAGAGGACGGCAGAATACATGGACGAGTCAGACACATCGGCGCTGTCACCGGTAGGATGGCACACTCCAATCCGAACATGGCTCAGATACCTGCGGTAAGGGCTGAGTACGGCAAGCGGTGTCGTGATCTGTTCACTGTTCCTACTGGTCGTGTTCTTGTTGGTGCTGATGCCAGTGGTCTTGAGCTACGTATGCTGGCTCACTACATGAACGATGAGAACTACACCAAGGAGATACTGACAGGTGACATACACACTGCCAACCAGAAAGCTGCTGGGTTAGATACACGCGATCAAGCTAAGACATTTATATACGCGTTCCTGTATGGCGCAGGTGATGCCAAGATAGGTAGCGTAGTAGGATCAACCAGCAACGCAGGACGTAAACTCAAGGAGAGATTCCTGCAGAACACACCGGCACTGGCAAAGCTACGACAACAGGTAGCCAAGGATGCAGAGTCTGGCTTTCTTACTGGTCTTGATGGCAGACGAATACGAGTACGTTCACAACATGCAGCGTTGAACACGCTACTACAGGGTGCTGGTGCTGTGGTGATGAAGCAAGCAATCATCATACTGTATGACATGCTGGCTCGTGTTGACTTCAAGCTAGTGGCACAGGTACACGATGAGTGGCAGATAGAATGCCGCCCAGAAGACGCAGACTTTATTGGCAAGTCCTGTGTCAACGCAATGATATTCGCAGGTGAACTCCTGCAACTGAACTGTCCGTTGGACGGAGAGTATAGAGTTGGTAATAGTTGGGCAGATACCCACTAGTACAATTCTATTTTATGTGGTATAATATTAGGGTAAGTTTAACTAGCAGGAGAAATGCTATATGTCTAATGAAGCACCCAATGTAATGGTCAACTGCACTTTGTTCTGGCCTAAGCTGACTCAGAAGAACGAGCTTGCTGACAAGTTTACTGTTGACGTTTGTAATCTTTCAGACGCTGCTGTAACTGCGTTGGAAGACATGGGTATTACTATCAACAACAAGGGAGATGAGCGTGGACATTTCATAACATGCAAGTCTAACAACAAGTACCGTGCGTTTAGACCAGACGGTACAGAGTTGCTTCTCAAGGGACGCACACCCAGAAGTGATGAGGATGACGTACAGTCAGGATCCATTGTTGCTAATGGTACTGAAGCACGTTGTCTCATTGGCTACTACGATTGGGAGTACCTCAAGAAGAAGGGACGCAGTGCTACGCTCAAGCGTTTAGAGATCACCAACCTAATTGAGTACGCACCAGAAGTCGAAGAGATGGAAGCTCTGTGATACTAATCGACGGTGACATGCTGGTGTACCGTGTTGGGTTTGCTTGTGACGAAGAACCTGAAAACGTTGCAACGCAAACCCTAGACAACTACCTGTCAGAAATGGTCATGGATTTGTCTGAGCACTACGCATCCAGCATTGTGTACTTAACGGGTAAGGGTAACTTCAGGGACGAGGTTGCCGTTACCCAACCCTACAAAGGTAACCGTGACAACACTCGCGTACCTGTACACAAGAAACTGCTCCGTGACTTTATGGTATCTGAGTGGAACGCACAGGTTATTAACGGTATGGAAGCTGATGATGCTATTGCTATCAAGGCTACTGAGCTAGATCACAAGGCTATCATCTGTTCATTGGACAAAGACTTCAAACAGATTCCTTGTCCTATGTATGACTACACCAAGAAAAAGTTAAATGCATTTAAACCTGTTGAAGCTATGCGCTGGTTGTACAAGCAGGCATTGATGGGTGATCGTGTTGATAACATACCGGGCATACATGGTATTGGTCCTAAGAAAGCAGACAAGATCATTGATCCTTGTTCTACTGAGTGGGAGTGTTACAGTGCTTGCCTTGCTCACTATTGGGACAACGATCTGGATGAAGACAGACTGCTAGAAAGTCTTAACCTTCTGTATCTGTTGCGATCACCGGACGATAAGTATGAGAAGCCAAGTGAAGTTTGATTCCAAGTTTGAGAAAGAAGTCTATGCTTTACTTAACAAAGTAGAAGGCTTTAAGTATCATCCACAACAAACAATTAAATACACAGTATCCCGTACATATGAACCTGACTTTGTGTACAAGACACGCAAGAAGACAGTGTGGGTGGAAGTAAAGGGCAGGTTCCGTACATCAGACGAGGCACGTAAATATGTCTGCATCTCAGAGGCTCTTGGGCCAAAGGAGGAATTGGTATTTCTCTTTCAAAAACCCCGAACACCCATGCCGGGATCCAGAAGAAGAAAGGATGGTACACGCTACACAATGGCAGAGTGGGCAGACAAGAAAGGATTTAGATGGTACTCGCTTGAAACAGTACCAATCCTATGGTCAGAAGGATGGGAACGATGAGACACTTAGTCATACCTGATACACAAATAAAACCAGAACATCCCTTTGATCACATGCGGTGGGCAGGTAGATATGCCTGTGCTATCAAACCTGATGTGATCGTACATCTGGGAGATCACTGGGACATGCCATCGTTGTCCTCATACGACGTAGGTAAGAAGTCCTTTGAAGGTAGACGGTACTCTGCTGATGTCGAGGCAGGTAACGAAGCTATGCAGGTGTTCATGGATTGCATCAGAGCAGAGCAGACACGCTTGCGTAGAAGAAAAAAGAAAGTGTGGAAGCCAAGACTTATCTTTACTATCGGTAATCATGAGCAACGTATTGAACGTGCGGTAGAGAACGATGCAAAGCTAGAAGGGCTGATGAGTTATGAGGATCTTAATCTGCGCGGTTGGGAAGTTTTTCCGTATCTTCAGCCTGTCATTGTGGATGGCATTGCTTATTGTCACTTTTTTACTAGCGGTGTTATGGGCCGCCCAGTCACGAATGCAAAGCTACTGTTACAAAAGAAACATATGTCATGCGTCATGGGACATGTACAAGACAGAGACATTGCCTTTGACAGAAACGCAGCAGGAAACAGAATGACCGCCTTGTTTGCTGGTATATACTATCAACACGACGAGGAGTACCTTAACCCACAGACTAACGGATCATGGTCTGGTCTTTGGGTATTCAATGAAGTAGACAACGGCACGTTTGATGAGATGCCTGTGTCTATGACGTACCTACGGGGGAAGTACGGTGCTAACTCTTGACGAAATACTTGAACGGATTGCAACACGGTATGATGAAATCACTATCATGGAAGCATTAGAGATTACATCTGAAGAGTTAGTTGAAAGGTTTGCTGACAAAGTAAACATTAACAGTTGGAAGTTTGACTTAGAGGAAGAGCATGAGCATTAACGACGCAACCCCAGAGCAGTGGGACAAAGCAAGCAGGACAGTGTACGGTAGTTTGTATCATCCAAACGACCATGCAATAAAGAAACAAGTAGGTGGCAACCACTACAGTCGGTACACCATACAGCCTATTGATTTTATTATTGCTAACAAGCTGGATTGGTGTGAAGCCAATGCAATTAAGTACATTACAAGACACCCACATAAAGGTGGAGTAGAAGATATAAGGAAAGCTATACACTATCTAGAGATTCTTCTGGAGCGTATGATCAATGAAAATAGTTGAAGGTAACTTTGGTGGTAAGAATAACGACGATATAAAAACCTCTCACTTTCTTGCGTTGTTATCAGCACGTAGTTTAGAATACGAAAAAGAAGAACGACCCATCAAGTGTGTTGTTATTATGTATGAAGACGGAGAAGTATTTGAAGTCACAGCTACAGAACAATACCCTGATGGTGTATACTTACTCCTTGGTCTAGCACAAGCAGCAATCATCAACGAAACTTTAGGGATAACTTAATGGACGCATACCAACAATACATACACAAGTCACGGTACGCTAGGTACTTACCGGAAGAGAAGCGCAGAGAAACTTGGGAAGAAACAGTAGCGAGATACGTCAACTACTTTGCGAACAGGTTTGATATCGAAGACGTTTACGATGAGATCCTAACAGCCATTGACAACCTAGATGTTATGCCATCTATGCGAGCACTGATGACCGCAGGAGAGGCACTGGATCGTGACAACGTAGCAGGATTTAACTGTAGCTACCTACCTATAGATCATCCCAAAGCATTTGATGAGATGATGTACGTCCTTATGTGCGGCACAGGTGTTGGCTTCAGTGTTGAGCGGCAGTACATAGCTAAACTACCTGAGATAGCAGAGGACTTTCATGACACAGACACAGTTATCCATGTTGCGGATTCGAAGATCGGATGGGCGAAATCGTTTAGGGAGTTGGTTTCATTGTTGTATTCAGGTCAAGTTCCCCAATGGGACGTTAGCCGAGTACGACCTGCAGGTTCCCCGCTTAAAACTTTTGGAGGCAGAGCTAGCGGTCCAGAACCTTTGCTCGACTTATTCCAATTCACTGTGGGACTTTTTCGGCAAGCGGCTGGAAGAAAGCTTACATCCATTGAATGTCACGATCTTTGCTGCAAGATTGCTCAAATCGTCGTCGTCGGAGGAGTCAGACGATCAGCACTCATCAGTCTCAGCAACCTCAGCGATGACAGACTGCGACGATGTAAGCATGGAAAGTGGTGGCTTGAAGAACCACAACGAGGACTAGCTAATAACTCTGCATGTTACACAGAGAAGCCTGACTTTCAAGCATTTCTCAACGAGTGGAGTAGCTTATATGAATCACAATCTGGTGAACGAGGTGTCTTTTCTAGAGTGGCAAGTCAAAAGCAAGCTGCAAGAAACGAACGAAGAGATGCTACCTATGATTTTGGAACTAATCCATGTAGCGAAATCATCCTCCGACCCTACCAGTTTTGCAATCTATCAGAAGTTGTTGTCAGGCCAGACGATACGCTCGCTAGTCTCAAACGAAAAGTACGCATTGCGTCTATCCTTGGAACTCTACAGGCTACCCTCACTGACTTCAGATACTTGAGGAACATATGGAAAACTAACACGGAGGAAGAAGCACTGCTAGGTGTATCCTTGACAGGTATCATGGATCACCCATTGCTCTGCGGGAGAGGAGACAATGATAAACTCAAGAAGTGGCTTGCGATCATGCGTCAGGAAGCTATCGACACTAACAAGGTCTGGGCTGCAAGACTTGGTATCAATCCGTCTGCCGCAATTACTGCAGTTAAGCCTTCAGGTACTGTTAGTCAGTTGGTTGACAGCGCTAGTGGTATCCATCCTCGTTATAGTGCACAGTATATACGACGAGTACGCGCAGATGCTCGTGATCCACTATGTGCCGTGCTAGAAGCTGCTGGTGTCCCTGTAGAGGACGATCTCATGTCACCTAGTACTAGGGTATTCTCCTTCCCTATCGCGTCTCCTGAAGGCGCTGTGACAGCCTCAGAGATGGGTGCTATGGAGCAGCTAGAACTATGGGAGATATATCAGGACTACTGGTGTGAGCACAAGCCATCAATGACTTGTTACTACAGAGACAATGAGTTCTTGGAGGTAGGTCAATGGTTGTACAACAAGTTTGATAAGGTGTCAGGTATCTCCTTCTTACCTTACTCAGACCATGCGTATCAACAACCACCCTATGAACCTATAGACAAGAAAACATACAACGAGTTAGCTAAGGTTGCTCCAAAAGAAATATCGTGGGACATAGAAGAGGCCAGCGATATGACTGAGGGATCACAACAACTGGCCTGTACGGGAGACAACTGTGAGTTGTAAGGCGATGGCTTTATCTGTTCTTATGTTAACAGCCTGCACTGTAGTCAATACTGCTGATCCACAGTGGGAGTGGCCTCACGACATAAACAGGATAGAGTAACCTTCCCTCTTGCCTACGTCCTCTGGCTTGTCTTTCGGGTCATGGGGCGTAGGTATTCCT